TCGGCGTGTGGACGCGAGACTTTCACCGTTTCTGGCGGCAAGGTTTTGCACCGCGCGACGTACCGCTCGGAGTGCGAAAACGTCGTGATTGGCGTCCGGTGACTTCCCATTTTATGGGCTTTTTTATTATTCCCGGGGGGTCGGTAAATGGGCGACCAAGTTCCCGGTAAGCTTGCTGGACTTGTTCATCGCAAACTTGTGCGCGAGCTGGCATTAGGCGAGGAAAGCCAAACACAGCTTGCTGAAAAGTATGATGTTAGCCAGCCTGCTATTTCTGCTTTCGCCAAGCGCAATGCCGAAGAGATTGCCGCCGTGCGCGCGAACGCCGATGACGAGTTCGCGGGCCTGTTGATCGTCCAGAAGGCTTATCGTCTCGGCACACTGGAGCAGTTGCTGCGCGAGGCGATGAAGCCGACGACGAAGGTGGCGCCGTCGGGCCGGGTGGCGTACGACGAAGACGGCAACGCCATCAAGGAAATGAATCTCGACGCGGCCAGCAAGCTGTTGAAGCAGGCGGCCGAGGAGGTTGGCCAGCTGCCCAACCGCATCACGCTCGATGGCCGCGTCAACGTGCACACGTCCTACACCGTCGTCGGCGTGGAGCCGGAGGATCTGGAGTAGGCCGTGACCGTCCTGCTCAGGCATAACTTCACGCCGTACGGCGCCGCCGCCCAGCTCTACAAAGAGAAGGGCCCCGAAGTCGTGCTGTCCGGCCCGGCTGGCACGGGCAAGTCGCGGGTCATGCTGGAGCGGGTGCACATGCGCAATCTGCTCACGCCCGAGTGCCGCGGCCTGTTCATCCGCAAGACGGCCCGGTCCCTGGCCACGTCGCTACTCAAGACCTGGGAGCGGGACGTCATCCCCGAGGCGGTCAGAGACGGCAGCGTCTCCTACTACGGTGGCAGCGCCCGGGAGCCGGCGCAGTACCGGTACTCGAACGGATCGTCCATTGCCCTCGGTGGCATGGACGATCCGATGAAGATCATGTCCACCGAATACGATTGGATGTACGCGCAGGAGTGCACGGAATTCGCCGAGGGTGAGTGGGAAATGATGGGCACCCGTCTCCGGAATGGGCGTTCGAAATACCAGCAACTTTTCGGCGACTGCAACCCCGACGCGCCCACGCATTGGCTGCTGGACAGGAAGCAACGTGGCGTGCTGACAATGCTCGAATCGCGGCACGAGGACAACCCTCGCTATTTCAAGCGTGACGGCTCGATGACCAAAGCCGGTGCCGCGTACATGGCGCGCCTTGATGCACTCACCGGCGTCCGGTATTTGCGTCTCCGGAAAGGCGTCTGGGCGGCGGCCGAAGGTGTCATCTTCGACGGGTTCGATCCTGCGCTGCACGTCATCGATTCATGGCCCGTGCCCCGGACATGGGAGCGGATATGGGCCATCGACTTCGGCTACACCAACCCGTTCGTATGGCAGGAATGGGCGTTCGACAACGACGGTCGCGGCTACCTCGTGCACGAGATTTACATGACCGGGCGGCTCGTCGAAGACCACGCGAAACAGATCCTGTCGCTCGGCACTCCGCGGCCGGCCGCCATCGTGTGCGACCACGACGCGGAGGACCGGGCGACGTTCGAACGGCACACCGGCATGGGCACCGTGGCGGCCGAAAAGGCGGTCACTTCCGGCATCGAGAACGTGGCGAGCCGCCTGAAGATCGCCGGTGACGGCCGCCCGCGCCTGTTCTTCCTGCGCGATGCGCTCGTCGAAGTCGATCAGTCCCTGATCGAGCGCAAGCTACCGACGCGCACGACGGAGGAGTTTCCGGGGTACATCTGGGCGGACGAGCCGAAGACCGGCGACCGCAAGCGTGAGCAACCCGTCAAGAAGAACGACCACGGCATGGACACCACCCGCTACGCCATGGCCGAGAAAGACCTCCACGGCGCCACCACTATTCGGTGGGGCTAGCAGGTATGCTGCACACCATGCAACCGACTCAGGCCCGGATCGTCATCGCCAAAGGCGGCGCCGCGCGCAGCAACGGAAGCGAGACTGCTCCGGCGATCATCACCCGCGTGTGGGACCAGAACCTGCCGATGGACTACTGGAACGTCAACGTGACCGTCTTTCCGGACGCCGCCGCTCCCGTGGTGGTCACGTCGGCGCGCCTGTACTACGACGTGGAAGCGGCCGACGCCGCCGTCAAGGCGATGCAGGAAACGTCCGCCTGGCACGAGTCGATGACCGTGCTCTACTGGCCGCCGCGGGTCTGACGCGTGAGCACTCTGCCCGTGGCCGGTGCCTGGCGCCAGGGCCGTGCCGAGCGGCGCCCGGTCGCGCGCCGTACGCCGCTGCTGCTCCTGCTGGTCGCGTACGCCGGGCGCAGGCTTCCGGCGTGGAAGCGGGTGCGCACCGCGGCGATGCAGTGGGCAGCGTTCGGTGCCGGCACCACCGCCCTGTGGGGCGTGGACTGGCGCGCGGGCCTGGCCGGTGTGTTCGTCTCGCTGCTCTGCCTGGAGGCCTTGGGCGGGGAAACCGGTGAGCGGCGATGACGTTCTACATCTCGATTGGCAACTCGGACGACAAGCTGACGCAGAAGGAATGGGCGGAGTTTGTCGGCGACGTGGATATGGCGATCGTTGAGGCTGAGCCGATCCTGCATGGTCGCTGGTTCTCCCGCTCGGACTCGCCCTGGCAAAACGCGTGTTGGTGCATCCAACTATCTTCCGGTGTCGATAAGCTCCGTCGCCGCTTAGGTGATTTGGCACACAAATACCGGCAGGACTCGGTTGCTTGGGCGGAAGCGCCGGTTACGGAGTTCCTGTCATGACCGTTGACGTCGTGCAACTGGGCGAGCGCGAGACGGAGTCCGGCACGGAGTTCCTTGTCGGCGTAGTCGACCGGGACGGCATCGTCACGTCCCGCCTGGTCATCCCCGACGCGCCCGGTCTCCGCGAGCGGCTGGCTACCGGTCAGCTCAACGAGAGCGACCTCTCCCGCGGCCGGACGCAGTGAGCAAGTTTCCCGTGACCGACGCGGTTGATCACCCGGCGCACTACACCGCGCATCCGTCCGGCGTCGAGTGCATCACTATTACCGAGCATATGGGCTTCAACCTGGGCAATGCCGTCAAATACATCTGGCGTGCTGACCTGAAGTCCGATGCCCTGGAAGATCTCCATAAGGCAGAGTGGTACATCAGGCGGGAGATCGAGCGACGGGAGCGCGGTCAGTGAGGTCTCTGCTGCGTACGCTGCTCAACCAGTCGCCCATCCCGCTCGCCGCTTCCACGTCGCCCGTCTACTCCGGCGGCGGCATGCTCGGCCGCTGGCAGACCAACAAGGAACTGGGCGCGACGGGGGTCAGCGCTACCTTGTTCAGCCTGATCAACCGGACCAGCACGGCCACAGCCAAGGAACCGTGGCACATGCACCGCGTGCGCAACGGCGCGACCTGTCCCGTTCCGCTGTGCCCGGAGCCGGATGGCGTCGAGTTGGTCAAGCGGCACCCGGTCTTGACGTTGATCAATCAGCCGAACCCGTTCTATACCCGCCAGGAACTGATCGAGGCTGGTCAGCAACACGTGGACCTCACGGGTGAGGGGTGGCTGGTCGTCGCCTATCTCGGTGACATGCCGGCTGAGCTGTGGTTGGTGCGACCGGACCGGATGGTGGTGGTGACCTCCCCGACCGACTTCTTGCTGGGGTACATCTACTGCACGCCGGACGGCAAAGAGATGCCGTTGCGGCGACAGGATGTGCTGTCGATCCGCATGCCGAACCCGACGGACCCGTACCGGGGTCTCGGCCCTGTGCAGACGATCCTGACGAACATCGAGGGTACGCACGCCTCGGCGGAATGGAACACGTCGTTCTTCCGCAACAGCGCGCGCCCGGGCGGCATCGTCAAACTCTCCCGGCGGATGCAGCCGAGGGAGTTCAATCAGCTGCTGGACCGCTGGAACGCCAACCACAACGGCATCGCCAATGCCGGCAAAACCGCCTTCCTGGAGGAAGGTGACTACATCGACATCAAACCGATGTCGATCGCCGATATGCAATTCGTGGAGACAGCGAACCTCAACCGGGACACGATCCTGCTGGCCTACGGTGCAAGCAAGTTCGACGTCGGCGTGCTGGAGGACGTCAACCGAGCCTCGGCCGCGGTGGCGGACGCGGCGTTCGCCGCGCGCATGACCGTCCCCCGGCTCGACCGCTGGCAGGGGATGTTCAACAACGACTTGCTCCCACTCTTCCCCGGCACCCTGCGCGGGGGGCCCGGTACGGCGTTGTCGGTCGTGCCGTCCAACCCCGTGCCGGCCGATCAAGAGGCACGCCGGGCGGATGATCTGGCCGCGGCGCAGGTGTTCAGTATCCTCCGCAGCGCCGGTGTAGCGGCCGAGAGTGCGGCGGAGATTGCGGGTCTGCCGACGGACATGGTCATCGAGGGCCCGCCGGTGAAGCAGCAAGCCGGCGCCGGAGCGGGTGCGTGATGGTCCATCGTTGCCGGTATTGCCGTGAGGATCTGCTGATCCTGCCGTCCGCTCTGGGCGACATCAGGATCTGCCCGATGTGTGACGTCGTCAAAGGCGTCAAGTACGACATTCCGAAAGCGCACCTGCTCCGCCGGGCATGGTCGTGACGGCGCCGGAGAACGCCCTGCGCTGGGTCGCGGTCGCGCACATCGACGACAACACCTGCCAACCGTGCAAGGACAATGACGGTAAGCTTTACCGGAACCGTCAAGCTGCGTACCGTGACTACCCGGGTGGGCAGCATTATGTGAACTGTGTCGGCGCCGAGTTCGGCAACGAATGCCGGTGCAAGGTGGTCAAGCGCGGTAGGGATGCCCGGAGTCAGGCGAGCGAGAGCGGGGGTACCGGTACCACGATGGAAATCGGTGAGATTGTCAACCGGTACCAGTCGCTGGCCATGGCCGGCATGCGGCGGCTCGATGCCGGTGCGCCGCCGCGGCAACCCGTTCCGGTCAACCTCAAGGTGCGCGAACCGGTCGCGGGCCCCCAGAATGCAGACAGCGCGCCGTCGCCCGGCGCCGATCTGTACATCTATGACGCCATCGGCGGATGGTTCGGTATCGAGCCGATGGATATCATCCGGGCTCTCGATGACGTGTCCGGTCCGCTCACCGTGCACATCAACTCTCCCGGCGGCTCGATCTTCGACGGCGCGGCCATCTACGACGCGTTGCAGCGATACGGCGCCACCAAAGGCCCCGTGACGGCGCGCGTCGAGGGTCTCGCCGCATCGGCCGCATCGTTCATCGCCATGGCCGCGACCGAGATCGAGACGACCGACCTCGGTGTCATGATGATCCACGACGGCATGGCGAGCGCGTTCGGCGCGAACCAGGATGACCTGATGGAGCTGGCCGATCTCGTCGGCATGCTGTCGGACAACATTGCCGCGGTCTACGCGAAGCGCACCGGCGGCACCGCGCAGGAATGGCGGGACACCATGCGCGAGGGTGACAACTGGTACAACGCCACCCAGCAGATCGAGGCGAAACTCGCCGACCGTCTGGCCGGCGCCACTCCCCCGGCGCAACCTGCACCGCCCACTGACCCTGAACCTGACAATTCGATCACATCCGAAACAACGGATAAACCCGCTCCCGTCGACTACGAGGGGTTGCGCCTAGCGCTGAGAGGAGCGCTGCTTTCATGACCGACACCAAGGCGTTGCCCACCACCCCGGCCGAGTGGGAAGAGTACGTCAACGACACCCTGAACAGTCCCGAGAAGTTCCAGGCGGCCTACGCCGACGGCTCGTTCGCCGAGGCGATGAAGGCCTACACCGGCGCGACGAGCAAGACCATGACCGACCTCAAGAACGAGGTCACGGAGCAGGTCAGCGCCTCGGTGCTGGAGATGTTCAAGCGCAACGGCGTCGAAACCGACGGCCGGCCGGACGTGCGTCCGGCCAATGAGCGCGCCGTCCGGGCCGGTACCGCGTACAACAAGTACGGAAGCGGTGCGCCGCTGGACAAGATCTGGAACTCGGCCGGCCAGTTCTTCCAGGACGTCATCCTGAACAAGAAGAACGGCGTCAGCGCCGAGGGCCGGGCGCGGCTGGAGCAGTACGACAAGATTGTGAACGCCTACTCCGGCCAGGTGCCGGCGCAGGGTGGCTTCCTCATCCCCGAGGAGGTGCGGGCGGACATCATGACCCGCGCGCTGGAGGGTGCCATCGTGCGCCCGCAGGCACAGGTTGTGCCGATGCCCACGGGTAAATTCCGCTGGCCCGTCGTCGACTTCACCACCGAGGTCGGCGAGGTCTACGGCGGTATGCAGATGGTGTGGCTCGACGAGGGGGAGACGTTCTCGGAGACGGAAGCATCGTTCGCCAGCCTCGCGCTGACCGCGCACAAGCTGGGCGGGCTTGCGTCGGTGCCGAACGAGCTGATCCGGCACATCATGGCCCTGGAAGCGTGGTTGCGCACCAACATGCCCAACGCCATCCGCCATTTCGAGGACATCGGCTTCCTCACCGGCGACGGCGTGGCCAAACCGCTCGGCGCGCTGTCCGCCTCCAACCCGTCGCTCATCGTCGCCTCGGCGGAGCAGAACCAGCCGACGGCCACGATCACGTGGAACAACGTCCTGGCGATGTTCTCCCGGCTCCTGCCCGAGTCGTACGCCACCGCCGAGTGGATCATCTCGCCGGACTGCATCCCCGAGATCTTCACGATGGCGCTCCCGGTCGGCACCGGCGGTAGCGCGGTCATGTTCGGCGAGGGTGGTGGCCCGAACCGGCTGGCGCAGTCCATGCTGGGCATCCCGATTCGCTGGTCGCGCAAGACGCCGGGCGTGCTCGGTACCCAGGGTGACATCTCGCTCGTCGACCTGTCGACGTACGTCATCGGCGACACGACCAGTGTGCAGCTCGACACCAGCGAGCACTCCTCGTTCCGGTCGGACAAGACCGATTTCCGGATCATCGAAGAGGTCGACGGACAGCCGGGCCTGCTGTCGGCGCTGACGCCGGCCAACAACGGCCCGACCCTGTCGGCGTACGTGCAGCTCGCGACGCGCTGACGACCCCCGGACGCGTCGTGCGCCACGCTGTTTCGCGGTAGCGTGGCATTGCCCCGGTCGTGAGTCATTGGCCTGACATGCGACCGGGGCACCACCTCTACGGCCGTACCCCGCTCAATCGGGACGGGGAGTAGGCCCGAACCCCGGAAAGGGGAGAGAAAGTAATGGAAGCCCTCGGGCGACTCTTCGACATCGGCACGGGCTGGGCCCCGGTCGATCTCAACACCGCCGACGGCGCGACCGGTAAGCGGATCGCCATGCTCGGCGCGGACGCCATCACCTTCGTGGTGTTCTGCGGCGCGGGCGGATCCGAAGACCTCGTGCTCGACGTGCAGCAGCACACGGCCTACACCGGCGGCACGTCCGCCGACCTGGACTCTGCCGCGGTCAGCGGCTCGACGGCCGGCATCGATCACTTCTACATCAAGTCGGAGACGACCCTCGACAACGACGAGTCCTGGTCGCGGGTCACGCAGTCCGCCGCCAGCGAGGTGACCGTCACCGGCTCGACGTACGGTGCGCTTCAGAAGATCATCGTCATCGAGGTCAATTCCGGCATGCTCGCGCCGGGATACACGCACGTCAGCCTCAACGCCACGGTTTCGACCTCCACGGCACAGCTGGGCGCGTGCTTGTATTTCCTGCACGAAATGCGCTACCAGCAGAAACCGTCCCACCTCCCGAACCTGCTGCGCCCCGGCGCGGCGAACGTCTGACGGGAGACTGACCCATGACTGTCGTCAACGAGGCGATCGCCTACACCCGGTCGGTGCTCGGCGTACCGGTCAGCAAGGCGTACAGCCTGGCGGTCGAGACCAAAACCCTGTTCACCGTCTCCGGGCTGTGCCTGGTCACGTCCATGGTCGGAAAGGTCACCACGGTCATCACGGTGGCGAACACCGTGAAGCTTCAGGCTAACCCGACCACGGGCACCACGCAGGACCTGTGCGCCGCCACCGACATCGGCACCACCGACACACCGGCCGGTGACCTGATCACCTTCTCGGGCGCGCCCGCGGAGAGCCTGATCCTGGGTATCGGTGCCGTCCCGCGCTTCCCCGTGACCGAGGCGCAGTCCTCGGCCAGCACCAACGTGCAGACGGGTGGCGCGCAGGGCTTCTACATCGACGCTGGCACCATCGAACAGGTCACCGCGACCGGGGCGGACGGCGCGATCACGTGGTACCTCACGTACGTCCCGCTCGCAACCGGCGCGACGATCGTCGCCGCGTAGCACCACGCAGGACAGGGGCCCGGCGAGGTGGAGCGACCGGGCCCCACCCGAAACACCAGGAGCTGAGGAGTAGGTATGGCGCTGAACACGGCGGGGATCAACGCCATCCTCGACGACGGCAACGAGGCGGTCATCTACGTTGCCATCGGTTCCGGACCGAACTCGACCGATCAGACGTCGTCGGCGCGCGTCGCGTTGACAAGCTCCGTGTCCGGCGGAGTGATCACCGCGACCAGCGTGCCGTACGCCTTCACCGGCAGCGCCTCGGCCGGCGCCACGCACGCCTTGCTGTTCAGCGCGAGCACCTCAGGCACCTTCTACGGTTCGCAAGCCTTGACGGGGGACCAGGCGTTCAATGCAGCCGGTAACTACAGCCTCACCGCGCTGACCATCACCGGCTCGTCGAGCTGACCGGACTGCCGCATGAGCAGGCAGTTCAGCACCACGGCGGGGACCGACAGCATCACCTTCTCGGTCGGCAACGCGCCGCCGGACCAGGGCCCGATCACCATCGCCGTATTGGCCAAAGCCACCTCGACGGCCGGATGGACCGGATGGATGCTGGCCGGGCGCAAGTCCGGCACAGCCGTTCTCGGCTTCTTGACCAGCAACAACGGTGGTCCGCGACTGTTCGCCGAGAACGACTTCGGTAACGGCGTGGCCGGCATATCCACGTCGTGGCGCTGGTACGTGATGACCAAAGCGTCCGGTGCCGCCGCCCCGCGCATGCATGTTTGGGACTTGTCAGGTGCCTGGTCGCATACCGACAACTCCGCCACCGTCGGCGATGGCACCGGCCCGATCGACACCCTCATCGTCGGTAGCCAGAGCGGCAGCTCGAACGGCTGGCGCGGCTCGATCGCTGTCGTCGCGGCCGATGCCGCCGCCTGGTCTGACGCGCAGGTCGAGGCGCGGTGCACCCTGGCCGCGGCCGACCTGTTCGCCGCGTCGCCAAATTGGATGATCCGGCTGAACCAGGCCTCGACCGGGACCAGCGTCACGGACGACACCGGAGGTGGCGGCAACCAGTCGGCCATATCCGGCACGTCGGTCGATGCTGACGACCCGCCCGGGTTCGATTACTCGCTGACCCCACCCGCGCCGGCACAGGGTTCGGCCGCCTTCACGCTCGATCTCCACGTCGCGCCGACCGGTGCGCGTACGTCGGCCGGTTCCGCGCCGTTCACGCTCGGCATGCACGCCGCGCCGACAGGCGCCCGGGCCTCGGCCGGCAGCGCGGCGGCGCACCTGAACCTCGCAGGCCACGCCACGGGCAGCAACGGCACAGCGGCCGAAGGATCCGCCAACTTCGTCCTCAACCTGGCCACCACAGCACTCGGCGAGGTGGCCGGCCGGGGGCGTGGTAGCGGTTGGGGCAGTCTGTACGGGGTATTGAACGGCCAGCGAGCGGACGACGAATGGTTCCGGGTGACGTGGGAGCACCCCACAACCTGCCCGATTCATCGTGGTGTCGTGCTCGACCAGAATGCCGCCGGTGTGCTGCACTGCACCTTCGGCGGTCACATCGTCGAACCGATTGGATGATCATGGAACTGAACCAGGCGGATTACGAGGAGCGCATCAATCGCCGCGCGGCCGGCCAGCAGACCGACGAGGACAACCGGCTGATCAAGCACTACGAGGCGAACGGCTTCTCGACGCGCGACGACTCGGCCGGGAAGCAGCCGGGTGCCACGATCGCCGCGCCGGAGGACGCCCCGGCCGACGATCAGCGCCCCGTGGACGACGCGCCGCGCGACGACACCAAGGCCGCCAAGGCGACGAAGACGACGGGGCGCACGTCCGGGCGGTAAACTTGCTGGTGAGGTGATGCGCGATGGTGTCGTCCCGAGGCGGACGCTACGGCTTCGTCTACCAGTCCCGTCAGAATGTCTACAAGGCACTCCGGCGCAAGGGCGCGACCAAAACCAAAGCCGCGCGCATCTCCAATGCCGGCCGTACGCACGTCCAGCGCTCCGGAATGGCGAAGAAAGCG